AATTGGAAGTTGAAACTGAGCATGAGAGTAATGCTAGAAAATTAATAAATGATTTGTCAGATAAATTTAAATGTGATGGTATAACAGATAAACCTATAGTTTTTAAAACTTAAATAATACACTGATTAATATTATACATTAATTAGAAATAATTAATTGGGTCGGTTAACGTTACCTCAGACCTTAGGAATAATTCTCTTTGGTAACGCCAACTAACATTTTACTTTGAATACAATAAACAAAAATATGGATAACAAAGTCACTATACGAAGGTCCAGAATCTCAAATTTTTTAGATGATAATCCAGATATGATTGACCTATTTAACTACAATTTGATATGTTCTGAAAAAATATCCCTCCCCCTTATATATAAGAAAATGAATTTAAGTTAGGAATGTATTGTATAATTCATGGCTAGAAGAAAGACCAAATCAGTTGAAGAATCACAGTATGATAGTTATGATAATTTATGTAATCTTGAAGATGATTTAGTGAATCGAATTAAGAAATATCAAAAGAATAGAGAGTATGACGATACTTTTGGGAAACTCGCTAACCACCTAAAAAACATTATAGATTCTAAAACTGGGCTGTATAGAAATTTCTTAATAATTGAGGAGGTAAAAGAATTGCGAGAAATTATAACTAAAATTCCACCAGAAGAACTTGAAAAGTGGCTTCCTAAACAAGAACAAATTATCAATCCCGATGTGTTAATACAAAGTGCATACACTTAATTTTGAATTTGACCAAATACGAAAACACATAGCAAAGGCTACTCAAAATAGTTATATTAATTCACTTGTGGCAAACAATGTCTGGGAATGGGTACAAAAGTATCGTTCCAATGTGGGAGGCATACTTAGGAACTTTGATTTAATTCCATTTTGGAAATTATTTTATCTAGATCCACACATGGCAAAAGGTGCATTATGTGGAAGACAAGTATACAAAAGCACTGCAGCAACTGATTTTTTAAGTTATGTTTCTACTAGTGGTTCATTTAGAAATGCCATGTATGTTATTCATGATCCCACAGCACTAGAGTCATTTAGTACAGAAAGAATAAGAGAAGGAACATTTTTAGCTAATCCTCAATTAAGAAAGTTTCTTCCATATGGTATACGAGCAGCAATCAAAACCATCAAACTGACTAACCTTTCACGATTATCATTTAGACACTCACAAAAAAATTACGCAAATACTGAAGGACAAACATCTGATATACTAGTTTTAGATGAAATACAAAAACAAGATTTAACCAAACTAAGAATAGTAAAGCATACTATTAGAGTCAAAAAAGGACCACTAATCATGTTCGGTATTGGGGCTGAGGAAGGAAGCTCATTTCATGATATGTTGATGAGAGAGTCTGATATTTATGATTGGAAATATGACGATGACTCTGACTTTATAGATGAGACAACTGGTAAAACATGGCCAAATCAAGGATGGAGACATAAATTAACCTTTGATGAGTTTGGAATAATTAACAATACACCACAAGAATTAAAGAAAATACTTGCAGGTAAACTCTACAAAATACATACGGCAAACAATGATGTATTATACAAGTTTTATCATTTCCCTCAAGAGATATTTGGAGAAATACCATTAACCATATCTGACTCAAAGCGGTATCATCGCTCTATTGATGATTCCATAGAGTATCAAGAGATTCACGAGTCAGATGATCTATTTCAGGCTCACTGTAAGGGATGGTTTCATGCAGCAAGAGGAAGACCACTAACACTATCTATGATTAGAAATTGTTATGATGATCATGTAGGATTTTTAACACCAAATGAAATCAAATTACTCAAAGAAAAATACAAAAATGCACTAGTAGTTACTGCTGGTATTGATTGGGGGTCAAACAAGGTAGGTAAATCAAATACTGTATTTACCGTACTGTTATGTTTTAAAAAAACAAACTATGCTCCTGCACATTTCCAAATAGCATATCAGAAAGTAAATAACATTGAACGCTCAGATGCAGAAGAAGCTATAGAATTAATACCATTAATTAATCAATATCATGTAGATAATACAGCAGCAGATTTAGGCTTTGGTAAATCGGGAGTGAAAATATTACAAGATACACTTGGGAGAGGTAAAGTCCATGGTGTGTTTACACTTGGAAATTTGCTTGAAGAGACTCACACGTACCTAATGGATGCAGAGGCTGATGAGAAGAAATTTGGAATAAAGAATCCCTTCCTTAAAGTTCACAAGACAGAACGTGTTGATGCATTAATAGGAATCATAAAATCTACCATCCCTGACTTTAAAGACCCAACAAATAAAGAGAAAGCAAAGCCTAAATTAATAATTCCACATCAGACCCCATTAGATGTAGATACTCTCGAGCAGGGGTTATTAAAAATACAAAGAGAGGATCTTATAGAATCTATAACTCACATAGATATAGATAAGAGACAACACCCAGAAAAAATGTATCTTCATTATAAGGATGAAGTATCTGCTCTTATCCATGCATTTATTGCATTTGAAAATTATGATCCTAGTGCATATACCATGAAAGTTATAAATCATAGATAATAAAATAGATAGTAAAATTTATTAAGATATACTATATTATAACATCAATGAAAGAAATAAAGAAGATAAAATCTATAACTTTGTATGAATCACAAATAACTGCAATTCAACGTATGGCAGATGAATTTCATGAAGGTGATTTTGGACGAGCAATACGTAATATTATAGATACATGGATGGATAAAAAATGACTGGATTATTTTATCGTCTTAAATATTCAATCACTGAATTATGTGACAAAATATGGGGATTAGGATTACCAAGATATAATCTAAATGATATATTTCCACTAGATGAGAATGGATATACAAAAATCACTCATTCTGTATTATTAGAGCATGGAATTTATTATGCTGGTGGTCCTTTATTATTTGAAAATATTAATGATATAACATTTAAATCAAAAATTAAATATGGTCGAAGTTTAATACTTTATGTTGATATGTATCGTTCTAAAGGACATGTTACATGTTCTGTCATAACAAATTGTAAAAACTTAGTAATAAAATATGTAAAAGTTATAGGTTATTGGAAATAATTAGATTATGAAATACCCTAAACTAAAATGTGAGGATAAAAAGAATACCACAGTTTGTAGTGCAGATATTAAAAAAATGAAAAAGTTACGTAAAAAAGGTTATACAGATTCCTATATAGGCAAAGTTTTGAAAGTAGGTAACGGTGTAGTAGGATATCATATTTCACCTATACAAAATAGTCAAGAATCTTTAGAGAAAAGAAGAAAGAGATCACGAAAATATCAAAGAAAAAGATATAACAATGATCCTGAGTTTAGGCGAAAGATGTTAGATTCCATTAATAGCCATCATAGAGAAAAATATGCTACTGACTCTAAATGGAAAAAATGGTCAAATCAAATATCAAATAAATATGGTAAATTATGGAGAAATAAACAGAAACTAAAGCATCCTAATTGGTCATCTATGTGTAAACTAGGATCACATGTTACTAGTAATCGTAAAGCTACATGTAAAAATTCTACAAAAACTTGTAAGTGTCCATGTCATAAATAATTTTAGATAAATTGATTAGAATTTTATAAAGTTAAATATTAATAATATTAGATATAAAATCTAAAAGTGATTAAATGAGTGATTATGATAAATATACAATCGAAGTTGTAATTATGATTCGTGAACAGTCTAATATATCTAGAAAAGGTTTACCAATAACTGATGAACAAGCTGCACTTGCATTAATTAAAGCTCATGGTAATACAGCTCAAGCAGTTTTAGATTTAACTGATTTATAATTTATGTTTAAACATTTCATGTTTTTCTGTTATTTCTTAACAGATTTATATTAAAATGGTTAACTAATGAACAGATGCAATGTTTAGGGTATCGAAATGGAACAAATTGTAAAAGAGTAGTTAGAACTCATCGTCATACACCTTCTTGGAAAAAGTATCAATTATGTACTGGTTGTGCTAACTCTGATAAAACTATACAATATCGTAGGATAGTGGATGATATAATGGATAATACAATAGATAATACAATGGATAATACAATAAATAATACATATAATTCTTAAAATGGTTTCAAAGTTATGAATTGGATACGAAATATTAGAAATAATATAGCCAAAGCTATACAACCTGCCTCTTTTGTACCAACAAAGAATCTTCCCTCTTTATCTTTACAGGCATTAAAATATCACATGAGTACACCAATTACTGAAATTTCTCCAGGACTCTCACAACCAGTATGGGGACCTGAATTAGCTACAGTTGGTGCATATTCTAGGGAAGGTTACACATCAAAAACATTTGATATGCCAGCTATTCCATTTCGTACACAGGCATTAGCGTTACAAGTTGATGAGGATGTATCAATAGTCATTAATGGTATATCGTCTCAAGTTACAGGTGGTGAACATTACATCCAGACTAGTTCACAAGAATTAACTGATTATTTAGAAAAATTTTCACATGATATTGATTTTGATACATTTGATACAATATTGATTAAAGAGTTATTTTGGTATGGTAATTCTATATGGAAGCCACGAATGGGTATTGCAAATGTGAGATCCTTTGATGATTTAATGCACATTCCTATATCGTCATTTGTACGGATTTGGTGGGATAGACAAAGACAACCATACAAGTATGAGTTTAGAGGAGCAGAGTATCAAGGGTATCATAATCGAGGTGAGATTATTCACTTTACATGGAATCCCATAAATGCATCTGCATTTGGAACTGGATTTGGTGTATCAGTTACATCTGAGAGAGTTTTTAATATGGTAATTAATGGTGATAAGGTAAAACAGATTACATTACCATCTATGCTTGATAGAAAATATGCTACAGAATTCATTATGCAAATGGCTACCCAAAGATATGTTACAAGAAATGTATACTCAGCTCCTGGTGCAAATGAAGAAGAAAGAAATCAATTACAATCATTTGTTGAGCAATTAGAAATAGGTCAAGATTTAGTATCAGGTGTTAAAGTAGAGGTTGAAGAGCTTGGTACTAACACAAGAACATTTAATCCTCAAGAGTTCATTGAGACTGTCTCCTCACCAATAATGAAGGCATTAAATAATTTTATAGGTAAGCAGGGGTCTGAAGCATCTCATTCCTTTGCAAACGCTGAAACTGCCAAAGAAGAATCAGAAGGTGGATTAACAGCATTTACCATTAATGTAAAGACGCAACTAGCCAAGAAATTATTTAAGCCTTGGTATGAGGCTAATCCATTTACTAGTGTACAATACCTTCATGGGTTAATTCCAGTTGATTGGAGTGACGTAAAGTTTGATCTAAACTTTGGTGCACTAGAAAAGAAAAATATTCCTATAGAGGAATTAATTAAACTAATAGAGGTGTATCAAAATAATCCTATCT